ATACATATACGTATCCCGCCGACTGAAGCTCGGCTGCTGTCATGGTCATGCCATTGCTGTTGCTGATAACAGCTCCAGGTTGCATGTTTCCAGGCTCCTGTGCTGCCTCTGCGTCTCTAAGTTGTTCCTGAATAGATTGTTCCTGTGTCAACGGGTTCGCTCCTTTTTGAAGTCAGGGCCGAATATGCTATGGCCCTTCATCCACTTGTTTCTTTCTTCTATATTTTCCCAGAAGATCTTAGTCCAGTCTTTTGGTTTAACTTCAGTCTTTTGTGGGGGTTGCAGGTTCATGTCCTGTGCCATCCGTAACGCCTCATCGACGGTATAGAGGGCTTCCCCACCACCTTTTCCATCAGGTACGCCACATATCAACTGGAACTCTTCTCCAAAAAGTTTTGCGTCTCCGATATCACGTTCAAACTTGACGCGCCTGTCACTGCGTATAACCGTTATTGTCTGGTAACGCCTGACACCGGAAGAGTCAGGAGCCTGCCGATTCATCTCAGAGATATACCAGCAAGGCTCGTGACCCCATATTTCCGCAGCGGCTAACTCAATAAGTCCTGCCACTAAAAGCTCCTACTCAGTCCAGTCTCTGTTGGCTTCGATTGCTATGTAGTCAATCCACGCATATTCAATAGCGGCGCTTCGTGCCTCAACCATAGCCAGCACAGCAAGGTCTGTACTTGTTGATACTGCTCCGGTAACGGTCTGCTTTAACACACCGTTGATATACCATCGGGCAGTTCCGTTAATTGCGACTTCCAGTCTAAGGATGTCGTACTCGCCTGCCACGGCATCGTTATCAGCGTCAATATTTGCAATCGTGGTCTCACCTGTCGTGGTGCCACCGTTGTAGACCATGATCCAGTCTTCATCATCAGTTGCCTCTGCATCAATTAAGAATCCGCAGAGATCTGACGCTGAAAGGGTAAGACTTGTACCCGATGCAACCAGGTTATTTCCCTCTAGGATAGTGGTGTCATCATTCACATCAGTCAGCCCGAAATAAAATGCCTTCGTGTCGAGATCAGGAAACTGAACCCTGCACTCGATATTTATAGGGGCCATCTTACCGACATCAAACACCTTGCCTGTGGTTAGTCCACAGCTATGGGCGTCCTCGTTGGTAGTTGTCAGGATGCCGACTCCGTTAAGTCCGTCAGACTCACCAACAGTGATACCGGAGTCTGCCTCCGCTATGCCCTGTCCGATCACCCGAAGACCTGAGTCTCCAAAGGCTCTTGTTGCTGCTGTTGCGGCAACAATATCCTCACCTGCGAGGAAGTCCTCAAAAATTACTACTTTTCCGTACCCGCTCTGAGCCATATTACTTATTCTCTCCCTGAAGCTGTAGCTCCAGTTGTTTTATTCGTTCCCTGTAGGGAGCGACTACTTCTGATATGTTTCCTGTCTTACGGGGGATACAGGCCAGATTATCCAGCCTGTTATCCTCCATATCTCCGTTCATATTGTGGACAATCCATCCTTTCGGAATCGGCCCACGCTGCCGAGTCCACGCCTCACGACGTGCATTCATTAGCTTGTTGGCGCTGTAGCGTCAGCCTGTACCTCATACAGCCAGTTGCCGGAAGATCGCTCTCCGTAGGCATACTCGTCGTAGTGATACAGAGCCGTGGCTCCACCACCGAGTTCGGGCATTCGCTTTGTCTCCACGTATGGAGAGCGGCCCTCTACCAGTACAAGTGCCATCTGCGAGAACACTCCACCCTTGGCAAGGTTCGATGTGATGGTTAAGTTTCCATCCTCATAGAGTCTTGCTCCGGCGATTGTTCCGCGATATCGGTTCTGGTAGGCATCAACAGCAACACCACTTGTAAGCGGGGCGCCTCCTGTAGCAGGAGATGCCAAATCAATTCCAGCCGCTATAAGTTCATCGTCGATGTCCTTCAGGCAAAAGCCGTGGTGGACAGCGTTGATCGGAGCATTGGCAGGAGCAGGTTCCGTTGCGTTGGAAGTGATCCTGTATGCGGCAGCGGCGATTTCACCGGAATCGAGTGCGTTATTACCACCAAGATTGGTAGAAGCGCCGTCTATAGCAGTTATGCCGTCCTGGTCTTTCTTTCGCTCTATCGCATTCTGAGCAAGAGAACCCGTCTGAGCATAGGCGTTGGCGCTTATTCTCAAGGCAACCCTGTCAGTTATGACGGTGTGAACACCGATAACCGTGGGGGTGATTGAGAAGAGCGTGTCTTCCATCTGTTGCGGGTTGTCCAGTTCAGTATTTTCGGTAACGGCCTGTGCGCTGAGTTTCGACATTGAAACTTCATTCCAGATCGTTCCCGTATTTTCGTCGAGTCTTTGCCTATCGACGAGGTTAGGCATGACACCGGCAAATTCTCTCACGATTCTTGCGGAAGCAATCATCGTGGGAATCGAATCAGCCAGTGAATCGGTTACTGTATTACCTACAGCCATTTCACTAACTCCTTATCCCTATATATTAATTCCCTGTTTTCTCAACAGATCCCGCGCCTGTACGATCTCATCTTTTGAGACCGTTACATCAGAGTTACCCATGCGTTCCAGAAGCTGGTTGCCGTTCATGGAAGCAGGGGCAGATGACGATGAATCGAGATCCAGCGTATTTACTCCATGCTCCTCAAGAGCCTGCTTTACCTTTGCCTCTGCTTCCCTGGTTAACTCATCCTGCTGTTGCAGGCGACGGTTCCGTTCTAGCTGGCGCACTGCACGGTTAAACTCGGCATGGGCAGCATAAATGCCACTCATATCCTTGTTTTCAAATGCAGGCGCCCATAATTCTCGGAAAGCGGCAAGTTCAGGAGCTGTTTCTATATTCAGTCCCAGCTCATCCATTGTCTCTGTGATCTCTCCGATCATACTCTGGGTCGCTCTCTGAAAGCTGTTCGTGGCTCTCCTGTCAGCGGCATTTGATTCTACCTTCTGAAGGTCTTCCACGAATGCTTCAGGGTCTTGCGATCCATCACGACGTACCAGCGCCTGTACAACATCAACAAGCATTTCCATCTTGTCAGAGAGATCATTGTTTTGAGTGGTCTCTCTGTTCAGGCTATGAAAACGTCCTTCAAGTGACTTGTAGTCGTTTTCTCTTTTTGCTGCCTGTTGTTTCATTTCTGTCACTTGCGCTTGCAGAGCCTCGATAGTAGGGGGTTGCTCATCTGATTCTGACGGGGATAAGGTCGCGGGGCCGTTAGCTGCGTCAGCTTCAGGGGCAAGTTCGCCTGTACCGTTTGCTTCTGGTTGTTGTGGCGGGCTATCAAATCCCCCCACTCCATTCTGTAACGTCATTTCTTACCTCACAGTTACTGTTAGTTTAGAGCCAAAGTTTTTTCTTTGTCAAAAATAAAGTTAATTTGTTCCTGTATCAAGGCCATTACCGCGCTCCCACTGGTTCGGGAGAAGGTGGCCTCCATGCCGAAGAACCAACGTCAGATGGATTTACCCCCAGAGATTCCTCTGTGCCTACTATCTCTTTATAGATATACCAAGCCTCCATAGAAGACATACCTGGATTGTTCTGCATGATAGCCTTGATCCCGCTTATGATAGGAGGAATCAACTCATGCCTGAATGTGCCACCTGTACCTCTTTCTTTGCCTTCATCTCGCAAGTATTTTTCAATTAGTAAAACCACATTATTTGTTGGACTGGTATTTACACTCCATTGAAACTCAAGAGCTTCCTTTTCCCAGTAACGATCACTTTTATTCATGTTTGTTTGTCTGTCGGTAAGAAGTTCAAGTACCCCTGCCTCTGGATGAAAAAGCTTTACAGCCATTTCCTTGTAATACTTTTCCTTATCTGTTTTCGGAATCTCACGGGGACTTAACCAGTTCTTAACCTGTTGTTGAACCTCTGTAGACATTTTTTCATAGTCTTCAAGAAGTTCTATATGTCTATCTTTACCTCTTTCTATCAATCGATCCAAGAATTCTTCACGTATCTCTTCGTTACCACTACGGATAATTTCCATGTCCCGTTCATATTCCGCAACATATTGCTGCACACGAGGATCAGTAAACTTTGTACCACTCCTGTAACTATTAACAGATGAAGTCGGCCCAGTAATATAATTGATAATCCCTTCTTTTTCTCCATTAGGAACCTTGGAATACGCCTCATCTAAGACGGCCTGTCTGGCTGAATCAAATCCTTCACGGTCAACATA